AAAGATATAATAAAATATAAACAATACATACCACATTCAGATTTACCATATTGATGTCTTATATTCATATTATTCATTTCTTTAAGTTCAATTCCTTCAGCAGCACATTGAGATTTTACTCTACTAATAAGACTTTTAACTTCTGTTGGCATAGTACTACCTGTTGATTCAAAATAAAAAATAAATTTATTTTTTAAATCAATAAACATTGATACCCAATGAGTTCCATCTCCACTATGTTTATCTAAATTTAAAATAATACCAAATTTATTTTTTCCTTTTTTTAATTCTTTAATTACATCTAAATTACATAATGTAGGCCACACACAAGTTCCATTTATAATTGTATCAAAATCAATTGGTGATGGTCCTAAATATAAAAAATTTGGATGTTTTTCCATATATTGCTTCATAACTTTATTAAAATCAGTACTACTTAACCAGTTATTATATTTTTTCCATTCATTTAATGGAGCAATTGGAGCAAAACTATTAGTAAGTTCTTTTTTTTTTATATCTGTAACTAATTTATCTAACCAACATAATTCATTTTTACATTCTATTATCTTATTTTTTAATTGTTCCCATATACTATTAATATGAGTTGCTGTAATTTTATTATTTAAATTTTTTTTGTTCCATTCTTCTTTTAATAATAAAATAGTATTATCATCATAACAACTATTATTTTTACGTGTTTTTTTAGGATGGCATCTTAATAATTTAAATGTTTTAGTCATATACATTTAAATTATATTTTTTTTAACATTTCAATAATAGTTTTAGTTTTTGGTTTTAATAAAATAGTTTTATCTATATTGTTAGTCTCAGATATTTCAAAAACAATATTGGGTGTTCTTAATAATGTAGTTTTATCAATTACATCTTTTGAAAATGCATAAAAACTATCTTTATAAAGATCATAATATTCATAATTTAAATGCGCATCTTTATCTAACATATTATTAACAATTCTTATTATTTCTTCTTTATTTTCAATAATAGTATTTCTTTTTATTTCATTTAAATTTTTTTTTGTTATTAATTCAAAAAACATATATTATTTGTTTTTAATTTATTTACGTAAATTGTACCTAGTAAAATTATTAAATACTTGTTTTTCTAGTTTTGCATTATTTGTAGATGTAGCACATTCTGTGGGTGCATATTCTTTTTTATAGTCATACTTATTTTCATATAATGAGCTAGTTAACTCAGGAACATATACTGCTTGATTTGATTTTTGTAATGCCATAAATTGGTGTCTTAAATTAGATTCTTTATCAATATTATTTATAAAATATTCAATTGGGGCTTTATTTCCTGGGTTAAAAACTGTTATAGGAGTATAATAATCATATTTTATTTCAGGAGTAATACTTGGCGGATGCTCTTCGACTGTTTGAAAAAAAGTATATTTTGTAGATACAGGTCTTGTTTCAAATTGTGGCTTTAAACTTTGACTTGGAAATAATCGTGAATTTATACGAGTATTTAATTCGTTATCATATCCTATGTTACATATGTTCATTATAATACCTTAATATAATAATTTAAAAACTATTACATATTAAAATATATGTGTGGCATCTTTGCACTTATTGGAGATACTGAATCTCCTGAAAAATATTTTATTACTGGTTCTAAAAGAGGACCCGAATTTTCAAAATTAATTAAATATGGAAGTGATATACATATTGGATTTCATCGTCTAGCTATTAATGGGTTAAATGATGAATCTAACCAACCTATGGAATATGGAAACTGTATATTAATTTGTAATGGAGAGATATTTAATTATAAAGAATTAATTACTAAATATAATTTAACAGTTTATACTGGAAGTGACTGTGAAGTTATTCCAGCATTATATGAAAAATTAGGATATAATTTTATTCAAGAATTAGATGGTGAGTTTAGTTTTTTACTATTTGATAAGCTAAATGGACATATTATTATTGCACGCGATCCATATGGTGTACGACCATTGTATATGAACACATATAATGGTAAATATTGTTTTGCATCTGATTTAGAACCTATGAAATGTTTGCCATTACAAAATATACATCATTTTAAACCAGGTACTATGATGATTATTGATATGGTAAATTATTACAATAAATCTATTATTAATTATTACGAAGTAAAAGACAAATTTGTTGAAAATTATGAAGAAGATTTTTATAAATTATTTTGTAATGCAGTAAGAAAGCGAGTAATAACTTGTGAGAGACCTGTTGCGTGTTTATTATCAGGAGGTCTAGATAGCAGTTTGGTTGCAGCATTATCTTCTCGGTATTGCAAGGAAAAGGGACTTACGCTAGAAACATATAGTATTGGTCTACCTGAGTCAGAGGATTTAAAATATGCAGCAAAGGTTGCAAAACATATTGGAAGTAAACATACTGAAATTATTTTTAGTGAGGAAGATTTCTATAATTCTATACCATCTGTAATTAAAGATATTGAATCATATGATACTACAAGTGTGAGGGCCAGTGTAGGAAATTGGAATGTAGGCAAATATATTAAAGAGCATAGTGAAGCACGTGTTATATTAAATGGAGATGGAGCAGATGAATTAATGGGAGGTTATATGTATTTTCACGCTTGCCCAAATTCAAGCGAATTTAACAATGAATGTCGTCGTCTTTTAGAAAATATTCATTGTTTTGATGTATTGCGAAGTGATAAATGTATTTCAAGTCACGGATTGGAACCACGTACTCCATTTCTTGATTTAGAATTAGTAGAATATTATTTAAATATTCCGTCTAATGTTCGAGATCATAATATGCAGAAGAAACAAGAAAAGTATTTTATTAGATACGTAATTAATAAATTTGATTCAGATCTATTGCCAAGAGAAGTATTGTATCGTAAGAAAGAAGCATTTAGTGATGGAGTAAGTGGATTAAATAGGTCTTGGTATGAAATTATTCAAGAAAAAGTTGCAAATGAAATATTAGATGAAGTATCTTATATGTATAACCCTCCAATTACCAAAGAACAAAAATATTATCGTACTATTTATGAAAAGCATTATCCATTGTGTTCTCATCTAACTCCGTATTTTTGGATGCCTCGCTATGTAAATGCAACCGATGCTAGTGCCAGAACATTATCGTTATATAATACCGTTGTTGATTAATTTTCTATACTTTGTACGTGATCTAATATTTTTATTAATAATTCTTCTTGTCTTGTATTTTTTTGAAATATAAAACATTCACTCATTTTTAAATTAAAAAATCTATTTTGTGCATTTTTACACAATATAATAATATCTTTGTTATTTGTTTTAATATCTACTATAAATCCTCCATTTAAAAGTTTTAGTGATTTAAATTTATTTAAATTAAACCATCTAATATAACTGCCATATCTCAATTCATCTATTTCATCAACATATCTATAATTAGTCAATAACTTATGATAATATTTAAGTTCATCTTTTTCAAATATCATTTTTTGTAATATATCGTTTTTGATTGATTTTAGTTCACCAGTTGTTAATAATTTTCTCTCTTCTATTTCAGAAAATGCTTTATTTATTTCAGTATCCATTAATAAAATATATTATAATGTTTTATATTTTATTATTAAAACATAGAAAATCCGCCTATTTCATTTGCAGCAACTGGCTCTGAAATACCGTATTGCTGTTGTTTAGGTTGTTGTTGTAATGGCGGTTCCCTATCGCTCTTTCTAACTGGAGGTTCTAACATCATTGTTCCAGGATTAGACATTTGAGGTGGCATCATTTGGCCTCCACAAGTTTGTCCACTTACATTTTTACTTACATTACTTTGTTTTTCTTCTTCTTCTTCTAAATCAGCTCCTTCAAAATTCTCTTTTTTCATTCCTAATACTACTAATAGCCTATTTATCAATATTTGTGCTTTCTCTCCAAAATTTTTATCTAAATTAAATAATACAAATAATAATGGTAATACAACTGGTAAAAATTGTACAGTAGGATATTGTTGTTTAGTATAAGTTGGTATAAATAATATTAATTTATGTATAAAGAAAAATAATGAAAATAAAATTATTAATTGAACTATTAATTCTACTGATATTTCAACAGTAGATTTTTTACTATCAAATGGAGGCACATAATTATTTATTAATTTAATAACTAACAATATTGGAATAATTGCTAGAACTATATATTGAAAAGTATTAACAAATTCTACTTTTTCTCCATCGCTCATAGAAAACATATAATTGACAAACGATGTATTATTTCCTCCAATTAATTGTTCACTATCCATTAATATAGATTAAGAAATAAAATATTTTGCGTTAATATATTAAATAGTAAATAATATTACTAAATATATGAGTGGCACAGCAGCATTAGCATCAGCAAGACGCCGTAGAGCAATTCCTCAAAAACCAGAACAAAATGAAGTAATTGAACCTCCTAAACAATTATCACAACAACAACAACAGCCATTAGCAGCAAACCCTATGATGTTATTATTAAAACATAATCAACAATTAGCCGCAATGCAAGCAGAGATTGATCAATTAAAAAATACAGTTGAATTATTAAATATTCCTAAAATTAAAGATGATAAAGAAAGTTTAGAATATTATAAAAGCCAACATTTAATATTATTAGAAGAAATGAGAGAAGTAAAAAAAACACTATTAAAGGTTCAAACATTTTCTATGGAAACAAATTTAGAATTAATGAAATTAAAAAAAACTTCAACCAGACCTGACACTGTATTAGAGGTGAATGAAATTATAGAATCTTAAATATATAAAATTGAATTAATTTAAAACTATAATTTTATATTTATTACAAATGAAATTTCAAATCAAAGACTCAAAAAAAGCAATTGAATTTATTGAACTTATAAAACTTATTAAAACTTTAAGCCAACATTTGACGTGTATGTGTACTGATAGTCAATTATACATACAAATTATGGATAGTTCTCAGGTATGCTTAGTTGATATAATTATTCCTAATAGTTGGTTTTATATGTTTGAATCTAATAATATGACATTTAGTATGTCATCTGTTATTTTATCTAAAATATGTGCTATGTATACTTTAGATAGTATTATAGAAATTATAATTAATGAAGAAAATCCTGATAAATGTGACATTCATTTATTACATAAACAGCAAAATAAGTTGTTTTCAATTCCTCTAATGGATATTGAAAAAGATACATTGACTACTAAGGATCTTGATACAAAACTAGATTTTCAAATGAATACTCGTCTACTTGATAAATATGTCAATGAATTAGCAATGTTTGGAGAAGATGTATCTATTGAATGCAAAGATGATAAAATATTTCTTTCATCAGAAAGTTTAGAAGGAAAATATAATATTGAAATTGAAAATGAGAATTTAGAAGAATTTAATGTTATTGAAAATTATAATTTTAAAGGATCATATTCTATAAAATATTTACAAATTATTACTAAATTATTTGTTACTTATTCAAATATTAGTATATAT